GGTCGTGTTTGGGTTGGTCCGCATCTACTTTCTGTAGTCAGAGCCTCTATTACTCAAGGAACTGGAGCTCAAAATGAGCGAGGTTTCTATAACGCTGATACTTTGCACATGACTTTAAACATTGATGACTTAAAAACAGCTAGCCCAGACCTCTTTACTCAACGAGGAATTATTAAAAACACAATTGATTTAACCAACAAATACAGAGTTGTGTGGAAAGAACAGGTTTACCGACCAATTAAAGCTCAACAGTCTGGTGTTGTGTCAGAGCGTCACACTTTGATACTTCTAGACCTAATTCAAGTTATGCCAGATGAGCTGGTTAACGATACCCAGTTCTTGGCTTACGCCCAATCATAAGGAGGAACATGCCAAAACGTATTGGACAGACTGCGGGAAAAAACCCAGAAAAATCAGTAAGCATCGCTCTTACTGGTAGCAAATACAATTCAGGTGGAGCAATGGCTCGAAAGAAAAAAGGCGGAATTGTTCGTAAACCAAAAGCTACTATTAGATACAAACGAGGTACGAAATGAAAAAAAAAGAAAAACCTGTAACTCTTAAAGTTGGTGGAACTGGTCATAAAGTTTCTAAGAAAAAGGGCCAGGTTATTGTTGACCACTTAGGTCAAAAAACAGGCAAATACGATAAGATTAACCTAACCAAAGTTGGTGGGTCAAAAACTGTCAAGCAAGGTGTAAAGGCAGTTAAAGATTGGCACAGTAAGCCAGGCAACTCCCACAAGAAGGGTAAATAATGCCAAGTGGCTCTAACCCATGTTGGGACGGTTACGTACAAGTTGGAATGAAAATGAAGAACGGTAAGAAAGTTCCTAACTGTGTTCCAGAAGGTTCTGGTAAGAGTAAAGTTGCAAAACCAACTACTAAAAAGAAGGCAGGTAAAAAGTAATGTGCGCAGCATGTGGATGTGGTAAGAAAAAAGGCGAGCCAGGTTTTGGTAAAGGCCCTAAGAAGAAAGCTGCAAAGAAGGCTGCTGCAAAAGGCATGTCTCCAAAGCAGAAGAAACTTGATGTTGATAAAGACGGCAAGCTAGAGGGTTCTGACTTTGCCGCTCTACGAGGAAAGAAGAAGAAGTAATGTGCGCTACCTGTGGCTGCGGTAAGCCAAAAGACAAACACGGTATGAAGACCGTACAAGCGGCTAATAAGAAGTTTGCTAAAAAAGCTGCTCCAGCAAAAGGCAAGAAGTCTTCTATGGTTAGAAAGAAAGGCATGTAATGCCAGAGTGCAAATGCGGCAACTGCGGTTGCGGAAAGAAGGACCCTAATGGCTAAACCATTTGAAAAGGGAAAGTACACAGAAGATAAAGATAAAAAGAAAGACACCATGATGCTAAAAAAGGCTGGTTTCGATAAAGACGAAAAAGCCAAGTTTGAGAAGGCTGACAAGGCCCACGGCAAGAAGAAGAAGCCAAAGACCATGGCTGAAGATAAGAAGATTGACGCAAAGATTATTAAAAAAGTAAAGAAGTCCGACAAGGACGACAAAAAGAAGTAGAAGCTTGGGCCCCCGAAAGGGGGCCTTTTGCTTTATTATTGAACTGATTCCATGCGGGAATCAAAGCTGTACCCCTTGCGTTCGACCCTGATACTCCATTGGAGATTGCTATGTCCTATTTGTACAGAGACAAGGAAAGAAAAGTCTCTGAACCTACTGAAGCAGATTTTGCTCGAGGGTTCGCAGATGCAGCTACTGACCGTAAGGGTATTAGTTCATTCTGGGTAGGATTAGCCATAGGGGCGTTAGCAGGTAAAGTGGTACGGCGCAAATGAACAATAAAGAATTAATTCCCGCCCTCACTCAGTCTACTAAGACTCTAAATAAGCCTTTGACTCAAGCTTTGAGAAAAGACGCCGTTTCTGCTGGGTGGCCTGTGGCGTTAACAAAGCAACTTCGTGTAGTGATTACAAATACCTCTATGGATGTTGAGTACCCAGAAGCTTTAGCTTCAAGAGTGGAAGACCTTGAGTATGGAGACGGGATTACTCCCCCCAGCCCAGTTTTTAGAAAATTTGCAAAAGCTAATAAAACTAAAATTGAAAACTCTCTTGTAGATACTTCTATAGATTACCTGTTTGACGAAGGGGTTCTTCCATGACATTTATTATTTCTGAAGACGAGGCGTTAAAAACGTTAATGCAGGGAATCGTAGTGTCAGATGAAAAAAACAACACTCGTTCTGTTCAAGCGTGGTTTTCTAATCCGGACCCTGAACTAAGAAACCAATCGTACCCTTACGTCACAATTGAATTAATAGGTGTGGAGTGGGCACGTTACAGACAGGCATCTGGATACATGATTGATAACGATAGACAAGGAACTGTTTCTCCTTCAAGTGGAGAAGTTTTTGAATATGAGATGCCAGCAGCCTGGGATTTGATGTATCAAATTACTAGCTATGCAAGACATCCTAGACACGATAGAGCTATCATTTCTCATTTACTTAATAATGATTTTGTCGCTAACAGAGGATTTTTACCAGTTCAGAATGATTTAGGAACTCAAACTTCCTACAGGCACATCATCCTACAAGATTTCGCTAAACGAGACACAGTAGAAGACGGACGTAGGTTATTCCGAAACGTGTTTACTGTTCTTGTAACAAGCGAAAGTACCCCAACTGGCGGAGATTCCGTTGCTTGGGTAGAAGAAGTACTGATAAACGAAAACCCAACGAACATCCCATCCGGACTATCAGAAGTTTAATATTTGTAACCTAATGAAACTAAACTAAGGAGAACACCTAATGTCTTATCTACGCCCTGGTGTGTATGTTGAGGAAACCCTCAATCCAATACCACCATTAGCGGGGCCAGCATCAACTTCGGTTGCTGCATTTATTGGCGCTGCAGACAAGGGTCCAACAGACCCAACATTGGTTACTTCGTGGACTCAGTACACTAGCCTGTACGGTTCATGGGGTACTTTAAATACATTAACAACGGCTGTCTATTTATTCTTTGCAAATGGCGGAAACCAAGCTTGGATTAAGCGAGTAACAGCTGGTGCTGCTGCTCCTGCAACCAGAGTATTTGATGACCGCACTGCAACAACAGACCCAACGTTAACCATCTTTGCTAAAAACTCTGGTACTTGGGGAAATAGTGTTTACATCACAATCACTAACTCTTCACTAGCTAACCATTTTGATTTAGCGGTTTATAACGGTGGAACAACTTCAGCTTTCCTTGCTGAACGTTTTACCGATTTAAATATGACAGTTGGAGATGCTCGTTATGCTCCTACTGCTATTAACAATGCATCAACTATCATTACAGCGGTAGATGCAAACTCTGCAGCAACTGGCGGAACCAGAAATCCAGGAGTTGTATCACTAGAACCACTTGCTTCAGGAAGCAACGGAACAGCAGTAACAGAATCAGATATTGCAAACGGAATGCCTGCTTTTGATACAGTAACTAATGCTCTAGTTCTTAATGCACCTGGAGTAACTTCTTCAGCTGCTATTAACAACATCCTTTCTTATGCTGAAGGACGCGACGATGTGTTTGTTGTTATTGATGCTATGAACGACACAGTAGCAAATCAGATGACACGTGCAGCTGCGTATACAAGCTCTTCTCTTGGAGCTGTGTATTATCCTAACTTAACAATTCCAAGCAACACTTCTTCAAGCCCAGGAGCTACAGAAACAGCTTTTTGCGGTGGAGCAATTGTTGGACAATACATCTCAACAGATGTATCTCGTGGAGTGTTTAAGGCACCAGCTGGTGTAAACAATAGAATTGCTGGAGCAGTTGCTGTAACTAAGTTGACTAACGCTAACTTAGACACAATGAACAGTGCATCTGCGCCTGTAAACGCTATTCGATTTATCCCAGGTTCAGGAATTGTAGTAATGGGTTCTCGTACTCTTAAAGCAGGATACGCAGACCGTTACGTACCAGTTCGTCGTTCCCTAATTTATCTACGCAAGGCGCTAACTGATTTAACAACCTTTGCGGTATTTGAACCTAACGATGCAGTACTATGGCGTCGTATCACAGCTTCTTTGGAAGGTTTCCTAACTGACTACTGGTCACAAGGTGGTCTACGTGGAGCAACCCCAGCAGATGCATTCTTTGTTAAGTGCGACGCTTCAACGAACCCACTTATCAAGGTAGACAATGGAGAAGTTAATATGGAAATTGGAGTGGCCCTCCAACGACCAGCTGAATTCGTTGTAATCAAAATCGGTCAGTATGATGGTGGCAGCACCGTCACTGTGGCGTAAGGAGAATAAAACATGGCCACCAGTAATATCTCGCGCTTTTCTAAACTTGCGACAGACCCACTTCGCAGTTTTAGATTCTATGCGCAATTTACGCCTACAGAAACTAAGGCGTATGCAACAAAAGACTTCACTACTTTCAGTGGGGGCTTTACAAATATCTCTGGGTTATCTATTAACACACAGAGCATTGGATACCGTGAAGGTGGATACAACACTACGTTGCACCAAGTTCCTGGTATGACAACATTTTCACCAGTCACCTTCCAAAGAGGAACACTGTTTGGAAATGA